TTACAGCTTATCCGCGTGATGCATCAGAACAAACTTATCCCACAGCTGTTCTTCCGTTTCGACATGCGCCGGGTCTTTGAGAATGGTATTGGGGATCGGGCACACCTTCTGGCAGGTCGGCGTTTCGTAATGGCCCACGCATTCGGTGCATTTGTCGCTGTTAATCTCGTAAATGCTGTCGCCCATTGAAATCGCCTCATTCGGGCATTCAGGCTCGCACATATCGCAATTAATACAGCGTTTAGTAATTAGTAAAGACATTTCAATAAATTACCATTAAAGTATTTGTAAATCAGCAAGTTATGACGACTTCGTATTCTTCACTATTATTAACTTACTGTATGTTGATCCAGTGTATTTAACGCTGATAAACTCAATCCAGTAACACAAAACCGCAACACATTGCATTTTGTCCCGTAGAAAGGGCCTGCATGTGTGAGCTTGTTTTCTGCGCCTTCGCAGATAAGGATTGAGAATGCCGCGCACTGTAACACATAAACCGGATAGCCCCAATAATAACGATGTTTTAGCCGCATCTGAAAAATGGGATGCCTGTAAACCCCCCTATACCAGCGCACACATGAAAATCTGTGTTGCTGCCGCCAAAATCATCCTCGCCGCTTCCGGCGTGGCTCGCCGTTCCAAATACGAAAAGGAGAACTATCTCCGTATCGATTTCAGCAAAGCCGGTAAGGTTACATTTTACGCCGAGTTTCCAAAAAAGATGGGGCTCAAAGGCAAAAAGCTCGGCGAGTGGCCGGAGCTTGCCATCCAGCTGGCGCGCGAAAAAGCGTTAGGCATGGCTGAAGGCGGCCTGCGAGCCGAGTCCGTCCATGCTGCGCTGGAAATGTACCGGGATGACCTTAAAGCCAAAGTCGCCCGGCAGAAGTTAAGCCCGGATAGTTTCACCACCTACGGGGTGCGTATTGACCGGATTAAAGCAACGTTCGGCCCGCGGGAAGTATTCAGCGATGTGACGTACACTCGGCTGGTAGAAGTACTGGACGAGTGGATCGCCACCCGTTCGAATAATAACGCCCTGGAGTTATTTGCCGAGCTCCGTCGGTTCTGGAAGTTCTGCGCACCTACGCTTTGCAATGGCCGTAACGTTGCCGCCAGCCTGCCCGACGATTATGTATCTTCTCGCGTGCAGAAACCTACCCCAACCCGGCTTTTTACCGATATTGAATCAATCGCCCGGCTCTGGCTCAATGTGGCCGCCTGTACTTCTGTACACCAGAAGAATGCTGTTCGCTTCATGATCATCACCGGCGTTCGTCCGATTAATGTCCATAACTTGCGCTGGGACTACGTTCACGAGGATGCTGGCGAAATTGTTTATCCGGAAGGGGTTATCGGTATGCGCGGGGCAATGAAAACACAAAAGGCTTTCCGCCTGCCGATAACGCCAGAGATCCGGCGGATTATCGACGAGCAGAAAGCCTGGCGTGATTCAGTTCCTGAGTGCAATAACGATTTTGTATTCCTGCAGCCGCGCGACCCAATGCAGCCATTTTCAAAAAGATCGCTTGATAAGCTGGTGAAAACTTACAGCCCGGAAGGTGCGGTTAAAGGTATGAAGCATGACGGGACTATTAAAGGGAGAGAGGGGGCATTTAATACGATGTGCCGCAAATTCCTTAAGAGCAATGTTATTGCCCTGATGAAGGAAAGAGGCTATTCCCGATCAGACCGAAGGGAAATTAGCCTCTTGTGCCTTCACCACTCCAGCAAGTCAGATGACCCGATGGCAGAACATTACGACTTTTCAGATGAGATTTTGCAGGAAGAGATTGCGTTGAAGCGCGAAGCCTTCGAGGCTCATGAAAGGAGCATACTTGCGCAGGCTGCGCTGCTACGGCGACGGGGTTAATACTGACTACGGCATTTCTGGATGAAGGCGTCGACGTTACGGCGCTCATAGCGAACCACTTTTGCGCTGAAACGGATGGGGGCCAGTACGGCGCGATGCCGGTGCTTTATATTCCAGTCGCATAATGTCTTCTGGGTTATGCCCAGCTTCTGGCATACCTCGTCCGGGGTGAGCAGATCGTCGGGTTGCTCGCTCATGCTATACCTCTCTTTTTCATGGCATCGAGCAGGATGTCCTGCACTGTTCGTTTTGAGTTGCGCCGTTCCATCACCATTTCGTCCATAGTGTCGGCAGCGATAATGTGGTGAATAAACACCGGGCGGTTGTGTCCGGCCTGAATCTGCCGGGTTGGTCCGATGCGTTCAATAATTTGCTGGTACTGCTCCAGATCCCACCAGTGCGAGAAAAACACCAGTATGTTCCCGCCGTCCTGCATGTTCAGGCCGTGGCCCGCGCTGGCCGGGTGCGCGAACAGGACCGGTATTTTTCCGGCGTTCCAGTCGCGCAGCGTCTGTGGATCCTGGTCGAGGTGGCGACCGCGAGGGAATGCTTTAAGCAGGCGCTCAAGGTCGTGTTTCCAGTGGTAGGCCACCAGTACAGGCGCGCCAGCTGCTTCGGTGAGAATACTGTCCAGCGCCTGCAGCTTCGCGTCGTGCAGTTCGGACCAGCTCCCGGCGTCGTCGGTGTACACCGCGCCGCTGGCAATTTGCAGACACTTCACCGTTTTTGCCGCGGCGTTCGGCGCTTCGATGCCCTCGCCGTTCAGCTCGAGGAACATTTCCTTTTCCATTTCGCGATACTGCTGGCGGGTCTTCGGTGGCATGTCCACGCGGATCACGTTATGGATTGGCTCTTTGATATCGAACCAGTCGGCGGCGTCCAGGGAGATAGTGACGTCTGCCAGCGCCCGCTGTATTTCGTCCTGCGAGTGTGCGAACGGCTCCAGCTTCGTCCAGCTCTGCCCCGGAAACTGTATTGAGTTAAACCAGCGGGAGGTAAACGCACCGTAGGTGCGCCCGAGGCGCTGCCCCTGGTCGACAAACCACGCCTGCCCCCACAAATCCACTAGGCCATTCGGCGCTGGCGTACCGGTGAGATTCATCCAGCGCCGGACGTGCTTATGCGCCACTTTTCCCAGCGCCGCCGCACGCTTACCACCCCCGCGCAGCCGGAAAGATTTCAGCCGGGTGCTTTCGTCGGGAATGACGGTACCGAACGGCCAGCGGCCGCCCAGCTCTTCCACCAGCCAGACCAGATTGTCGTAGTTGATGGTAAACACGCTAGCGTTGCTGTTCGCCAGCGCCGCCGCGCGCGCTTTGGCATTACCGACAATCGGCTGCACCTCGATATTGCGCAGATGCCCCCATTTAACCGCTTCATCCGGCCATGTGCTGGCAGCCACGCGCAGCGGCGCGAGGACCAGCGCGGGCTGTGTCTCTGCACCCGCCATGAAGAGATCTTCCAGCGTGGTGAGCGTTGCCACGGTTTTACCCATACCCATGCCCGCCCATATGTTGCAGCGCAGGATGTCGATTTCGTGGTTGATGATGAGGTCTTGATAAGGGCGGGGCGTGAAAATTTTAGATGAGGTCATATCCTGCGCATTCCATAAACGAGCGGATGAATGTAGCGGCAGCTGGCGCGACTATCGCGTTGCCGTAGGCGCGCAGTCGTCCCACTCTGCTGGTAATCCCATGAGCCAGCGGGAATGTGCCGGGTTCAACTGGCCGCCAGCGACCATCCCGGCAGAGGAGCCAGTCAGCATCATCCCAGCAGCCGTTAATCGTATTGGGCCGCAGATTCTCGCTGCGCCGCCGAGGGTCGTTCCCCGTTCGGTATGATTGGCCGCTGCGCCCTCGCCCCGAACCTGGTTGTTGTCGATCGTCGTCACTGTCGGCCATCCGCTCAGACAGGCATAATCCTGCAGGTTCGGCTGCCGTCCTGCCTGCTGACGCGCTATTACTTTCTCGGCATCCTGATAGGCCGTTTTGGTATTGCTCGCCAGAGGGCTCGGCCAGCCCGCAAGTCTGGACAAACCCGCTAAGGTTTCCAGACCGCGTTTTGTCTCCGGCTGTGGATTGGTGTTGCAGGTTGGCGTGTACCATCCCGCCAGGTGGGCAAAGTCCCTTAGGGAACTGTGTAAGGGGTTGCCGGATGGCCGACGATCTCCAGACATCTTCCTCAGTGCTATTGAGGCGCTTCCGCCACCACTGTGATCGCTCGCCGCTGGCGTCGGCCACCCAATATGCTCTGTCTCGGATATGCGGGGCACCGACGCCCGCAGCCGGAAACGGGACAAGCCCAAAGGCGTAGTCCACTGCTTCCACGTCAGTTTGTACAAGATCGAACCAGGCATTGACTCCCGCAACCTGTTCGCCAAATACCAGCTCAGGGCGTCGCTCGCTGATGAGGTGGAATAGTGCTGGCCATAGGTGCCGCTCGTCATCAAATCCAGCGCCTTTACCAGCCGAGCTGAAAGGCTGGCACGGGCAACTTCCTGTCCAGACCGGTTTGTTATCCGGCCATCCGGCCAGACGCAGAGCATAAGACCAGACGCCGACCCCGGCGAAGAAATGGCACTGTGTGAAGCCGCGCAAGTCGTCGGGTGCGACATCTTCGATACTCCTCTCATCAACTTCACCCGGGGCGATATGACCCGCAGCAATAAGGTTACGCAGCCATTGTGCCGCGTTTGGGTCTATTTCGTTGTAATAGGCTCCCCGCACAATATCCCCTCCAGATTTTTGCTATCCAGCACCACCACGGTAAAGCCCAGCGCGCGCAGCCGTTCGTGCTCGCGCAACTGGTCGGCGCGTGGTGGTTTGCCGGGTGCTTTACATTCAACGAAAACGAGGCGGCCGCCGGGTAGCAGGACAATGCGATCCGGTACCGAGCGGCGACCGGGTGACACGAACTTAAAGGCGACCCCGCCAGCCTTTTTCACTTCGGCGACGAGGTGCTTTTCGATAAGGCTTTCACGCTCATACGCCATCGTCCACCGCCTTACGCTTTTCGCGCATGTTCTGCATCAGGCAAAAATCAGACCGGCGTTCGCTCCAGTCTTGATTCAGTTCGTTACGTGATTCGCGGTTGGCTTTGGCCCATACCTTCGCCGCCCGGTCATACTCGCCTGACTGCTCAAGGCGCAAAGCCTCCCGCGCAGTCCGGTAATAAAGCGGACTGTCCCGATATTTAAATGACATAGGGTTAATCCTTACGGTAGTGGTACGCCTCAAAGCCGCCAGCGTTCAGCGGGATATCGGGCGCCCATTCGGGGTTAGTGGAGAGCAGCGCGGAAAGCGCTTTATCGTTGAAATCGTCTGTGTCCGGCGCTTCGGTGATCACCTCATCGTGCACCGTCAGCACAATGCTGTAACCGGCATCCTCGATCAGCGGCATGTTACCGGCCAGAACGTCGCGGGCGGCCGCCTGAGTGACGTTTTCCACCAGCTTTCCGCCGTAGGTTTTGAGCCGCTGCCATTTGCGCGAGTAGGAGTTAACGCCCTGGTAGGTGATATTTCCCTTCTCAATGGACGGGGACGGGTAGCAGAGTGCGCGCCCGGACGGCAGCTGGATGCGCAGCCATGCGCCATCGCGGCGGACTTTCAAATAACCGCAGTACAGCGTTTTTTGCGGTGTGGCTATTGCGGCGCGGACGGTGCGCTCGAGCTCGTACCAGAAATCGCAGGTTGCCGGGTGAGCTCTGCGCCACAGGCGTTTAAGCGAGTCACAGGCAATGAATACACGCTCAGACAAGCCGTAGGTCGCCTTACGTTTAACTGATTCGTCGTACCAGCTTTTCGCTTCGCGGATGACATCGCGGGGGATGTTCGGCAGTGCGGCGTTCGCCAGCTCGTCTAAGTCGAGGCCGTAGACCAGGGCGAAGGTCAGGAACGCCGCAACGCCACCGCCAAAGCCGAGGCCCAGCTCCATCACCTTGCCGATCTGACGCTGGTATTTATCAACATCATCCGGCGAGATATTGAAGGCGCGGGCGTAGGCCAGTTTGTAGAGGTCCGGCCCGGCCCCCTCGTCGTACTCCCGGAATGCGTCCAGCTTCCACTGCTCGCCGGCAAGCCAGGCAAGTTTTCGCCCCTCGATATTCGACAGGTCGCTAACCACCAGCTTTTTGCCTGTGGGGGCCATGATGCAGCCGCGTAGCGCTGAGCTGGTCAGCTCCATGATGTTATCGAACAGCAGATCGGCACATCCGGCTTTCAGCGCCTCGATGCCCTCATCTATCTGGTCCTGCTCAAGCGAAGGGCGGGGCAGGTTCTGGGGCTGGAACAACCGCCCGGCCCAGCGTCCGGTTCGCGATGCGCCGCAGAACTGCAGCGTGCCGCGCAGACGACCGTCACTGCTCACGCCCTTCATCAGCGATTTGTACTTACTGGTGCTGGTGGTGCTGGCCTGCAGGCGGATAGCCAGCAGCTCTTTCACCGCCGACGGCAAATCAGGATCCGACATACGGCGCTCCAGCGTGCTGCGCTGCATGTCCGGCAGCTCCACACCGTACGATTCAACAATGTGCTTAATCAACGCATCGCGCTGCGTGGCCGCCTGCACTTCGCCGTCGGTCATCACCTGCGTGCGTTTCGCCAGGCGCTTTTGCTCCTGGTCTACTGCCTCAATTGCGGCGCGTGCGAGCTGCACATCCATGCAGACGCCGCGGTCGTTGATCTGCTGGTCACGATGCCATAGCGCCAGCTCTGCGCCCTTGTAGTTCCACTTCGGCAGGCGCTTATGCACTTCGCGCATAGCCTCGATATCCAGCCCGGCGTAAGCAACAAAGCGTCGCCATTCTTCCGGGTGGGTTTTGCTGGTTGCGCGGCGCAGTTTGCTGTTCTTCGGTCGGGGCTTACAGAACAGCTGGATCAGCGCTTTACCTTCTTTATCTTTCGCTTTGTCCTGCGGAACGCCCAGCACCTCGCATAGCGCCCCCAGCGCGCCGGGGAGGCTGTGCGCCAGCGCCTGCACCATCGTGTCGTGCCAGCGAGTGACATCGGGTGCCAGCTCCGGCATTGCATGACGCAGCACCGTGCGGTCGAAATGTGAATTGTGGAAAAACAGAATAGTGTCGGGGTCGGCGATAGCCTTCTGAAGCCTGCCGGGTATAGGTTCGCCAGCAGTCAGATCCCAGACGCTAACTGGCTCGTCGCCGATAGCCCAGGCAAACAGCATCACCTCGACACCTTCCGCATAAGCGTGCGTGCCGTTCGTGATGGGTATTTCGCAATAAGTTTCCAGGTCGCCCCAGAGAATTTTTTCAGGCATATATAGTCCTCGCGGGTGCTTTGCGAAAAGGGATGCTCTTTGCAAAACACCCGGCGCTTGGCCGGGCGGTGGGAGTTACTTCAAGGGGATAAAGGGAGTTGCTGCGCCGCTGGTCAGATACTGCGGCAGCGTGCCATTCCACTTATTGATAGCTTCCAGTTGCAGTACTTCAGGGTTGCTGCGTAACGCTTCACCGCGAAGGGCTATGGCGTCTGATTCAGCTTTGGCGCGCAACATGGTGGATTCTGCTTCACCGCGGGCCTGCTCGATCGCCTTCTGGGCTTCGGCTTTGGACTGGGCGATCTCGTTCTCGCGCAGCAGCGCGCGCTGCGTGGCCTCGATTTTTGCGTTGATGGATTCTTTCACCTTTTGCGGATAGTCGAGGTCGCTTACCCATGACAACTTCACGATCTTGATGCCGATAGGGTCAAGTTTGGACTTCAGATCCTGCGTAACCTGCTCGAGCAGCTGCGTTTTGCCCCCGGCTGCCAGCGAGTTGATATTCATCTTCCCGGAGTGGTTGATCAGCGCGTCGCTGATGTTCTGGCGCAGGTTGACCTCGGTTATTTCGTCCACCCCTTTACGGTAGGTCTGGAATATTTTGGTTACCTTCTCGGGGTCGACGTAATATTCGACGCCGATCCGGGCTTTCACATCCATTGAGTCGGCGGTCTGGAAGGTGAATGGCTGATCATAGTTGTGCAGCTGGTTGAACGTCGGGAACTGGTAAATCTCTTCGTTCCACGTCAGCCAATATTTACCGACGCCCACTTCTGACTGCTGAACGCCTTTTTCGTCACCGTAGAGGTCCACTTTAACGCCGACGTAACCCGCGGGAACGGTGGCGCGTTCGCAACCAGACAGAGCCAGCGCCGACAGGGCGACGACGGCAGCAAAGATAATTTTCTTCATTTCTTTTCCTTAGTAATAAAGATGCCTTTGAAAATGGCAAACAGACACGGCGGCGCGGTCAGCGCCAGCGCGAAACCAGACAGCACAGCTACGGTGTCCTTCATCGAGATCAGAGAAGGAACCAGGAAGCCGTAAACGAGCGCGGCGATAGCCAGAGTGATGACCAGCCGGATATAGATCCTTCGCATGGGGGTTTCCGAAAAGAGCCCGGCGCATGGCCGGGCGGGTAGGGGTTAAATCAGCTCGCCCGCGTCTGCGCCTTCGCTGATGTCGTCGAAGTCGTCCGGCGCGGCCACACCGCCGCCCGCGAACGCGTCACCGTCTCGCAGGAACTGGACGCCACCCAGCGATGCGTTTACGCGTTTGCCGAAGTTGTTGTCCTGCGCCCAGATGTCGATCACCGCGTTGACATAGCAACCGGCGTAAGGACGGCCATCAGCCTGGATGAGTGGCGAACGGTCGCGATCGATGACTGCCGGACGTGCTTTGTTGGCAGCATTCAGGAAGAAGTTGCCCGGGAAACCTTCGTATTCGGCTTTTTCGTCACCGTCGTGCAGGCAGAGGTTAAGTTTTTTCTCCAGCTGGCCGTAAATGGTTTCCCACTTCTCGCCCCACTTTTCCTTCGCTACCTGTTTCAGCGCTTTGCGGACTTCTTCCAGTTGTGGATGTTTCGGATCCATCAGGAAAACAGCAGAGAAGCGCGGGTCGCCTTCGCCATTCACGGTTTTTGCTTCGAACAGAGCAGGGAAGGCCAGGCGGACGTTGTTCAGTTTAATTTTCATGGGTATTTCCTTAATCAGATGAGGTCAGCGGCGAGCGCATCGTCGGACACGTCGTCGAAATCGTTAACAGGGTTGATATTGAGCGCTGGGCGCGGGTCGGACTCGGGGGCGACGGTTGGCTTACCGTCAGCGCGGGTGATCAGCGCTTCGACTTTCGTCCAGCGGCGAGGACTAGCCTTTTTGATGAGCTTTTCGGCTTTGGTTGGGCTAATCAGCTTAAGGTCGAAAACCTCCTCAGTTTTATATCGGAACTGGTCTTTCAGCAGCGCGCGGGCGGCTTCTTCATCGCTCCAGGCACGATTACCCTGTTTGCCAGTAACCAGCTTAAAGCCCGGTACCGGATGCCCGGCGTTCAGCTCACTGTTCACCCGGTCGCGCACAGCCTTTAGCCACGATTCAATAAAATCGGCCTGGCTGTATACCTCTGCCAGCTGTTCGGCGGTCAGCAGTGGCACACGCTTAACCGCTTCCGCCAGCTGCTCGCCAGTAGGTTGCGTCAGGTCGACGAAATCGCCAGCGATGGTGTCAAAGTGCAGCTGCCCCCGCGCGGTACAGATGGCGCTGGCTTTGCAGAACCGGCATTGTTTTTCGCCCGGTGTGAAGTTTTCCAGCGGCAGGGTTTCGACGCCTTCGCAGTCCGCGATGTTGAACATCACGATCACACTGGCGGCCGCTTCCTGTGCCCGTTCGCCGAACGCCTGGAGTTCTTCCACCGTCAGCGCCCATTCCGAAACGTGGTTAAGCCGCGGCTGGTGGATGAACAGACGCACCGTCTCGAAGTCGTACAGCATGCTGAACTGCTCAAGCGCGCCCAGGGCATACAGCTGCAGCTGCTCGTTCTGCTCAGCATCAACGCGCACACCCTTACCGTATTTCAGGTCGTGGATCTGCAGCTCGTTGCCCGCGATGATTACGCCGTCGGCGGTACCAAAGGACTCTTCTACGCCCACGATATGGGAGAAGTCGACACGCTGCTCGACCAGCAGCTCATTGCCCTGCGACAGCGCCCAGACGGTGTCGACGTAACGGCCAACGGCTTCGACCATTTCCTCATCTACCTGCGGGCCAGAAGTATCATCCGGGTGTTCAGCAAGAGGATAGGAGCCGAGGAACATCGCGACGTTACAACCCGCATAATGTTCCGGGTGGCTTTGGCGGTTGCGCAGCACCTTTTCGCCAAGCGCGTGCGCTGCGGTACCTTCTTCTGCGAATGAGGAGCTTTTATCCGGTTGTGTGGCCTCCAGCGCCAGACTACCGGGGCAGCGCATCCACCGATGTGCTGAAGACGGGGAAAGTCGTGCATGAACGTCTGGCATGATTAACCCTCCAGTGCTTTTTCAGCCTGTGCGATCACGTCTGCGAGGTTCTCGTCAGCAACTTCGCCGAGTTTTTTGGCACCCTGTTTCTCCAGAATCGCCACAGCTTCGGCACGGTAACCACCTTTCGCCAGCTGGAGGATCATTCCTTCAGCCTTTTTACGCAGCGCTGCAAAATCGGTCTGCGCGCCTGCATTATCCCCTGCATCATCACCCGTTTCGGTACCGCCTTTTGCCGCGTTTTTACGCGCAAAATCTTCCTGCAGCTGGAGGTATTCAACTTTGGTGATTTCGATATGGCCCTTTTTAAGCAGTTCGTTTAGCTTGCGTAAGGTGTGAAGCTCGCTGGCGGCGGAGCCATCAACGTTCTTGCAGTAGAACGGCCCGGTGCGTTCCTCATCTTTACCGCTGGTTTTCGGCTTCACTTCATGGCGCCCGTCAGCTGGTGCGTCAAGTAAACGCTCAGCAAACTCACGGCGTGCCGCGATGGTCGGTAAATCGTCCCAGAAGCGCAGGATGTTACGCGACAGGTCAAGTAACGCTGGCTTGTTCAAATGACCTGCTCGTTTAACTCCCTGCAGGGCGCTGTCCAGAGCGTCGATCTGCACAACGCGTTTATCGCCTTCGGCGTCGCGATAATCAACAACCCGCTGGACCATCGTTTCGCTGAGCTCCTGCGGGTCAGGGTAGAATGCAGCCAGGGCGATAATGTCGCTGAACTCCAGGTCGTCCAGCGTAACCTTGCGGATAACGGTATTTTCCGCTTTGGTTTCCGGTACCGTTTCGCGGTATTCCTGAACCTGCGCCACGGTGTCCGGGCGAAGAGCGACGCCAGAGGCCAGGGCAGTGATAAGGCGTTCAAGCAGGGCGTTATGCTGCGTCAGCAGTTGGTTGTTAAGTTCGAGACTGGTTTCTAAGCTCATACTGCGGTCCTCGCTACAAGGAGAATGAAGGTAATAGCCAGGCCGAACGCAGTAGCGAGGGCCAGACCGGTAATAATGTCGAAATGTTTGCGGCGATAATGGAGCACGTCGCGCCCCGTCAGCCGGTGGAGGTGTTCAGGTTTCATCGGTGGTGCTCCTTTTCATGTCGGGGAGCGCACTGCATCGAATGCGCTTTCAGGCATAAAAAAGCCCGTCATGGGAGGCGGGCAAAGACTACACACAGCAATGGATGATTCAGGGGATGGGGGATGCGGCTAAAGCGGCGCGGTACTCTTCATAGCTAAGGGCTTCTTCGCCTTCTTTCAGGCTATCGAAATACGCTTCGTAATCGTCCACAGGTTATTCCTCATTTAGTTCACTTTGGCGGTGCGGTGGCCGGTGCTGATCTTCGGCTTGTCTCGGTGGACTGCAATTCACCGCACCCCAAAGGGAACTTCGCCACACTCCGCAGTGGCCGCGCTCATGCCCTTGAGTCGTATGCCGCCCTATGGCCGCCCATAACCAGTTCAGGATTGGCGTTCCTGATGCTTCCCCGGCGCTACTTCTATTTATTAACCCTAACCAGATGCGAAGCTGGCTCACGACGAGAGACTCGGGCGCAGGTTATGCCCCTGCGATTGCCGCCTTTCGGCTGCTGCGGCCTATCCGCTTTACTTGTGCATGATCTTTTCCTCCATTAATTGGTTTTTACTGACCCGTATTGCCGACATCCTGTCCCGCCACGGTCCCGACGCATGGTTTAGAGTCGCGCCGTTCGACTTGTGGTTAAATCTACAATTTGAGTTGTATTGTGTAAACCACAAATGTGGTATTTTTTGGCGTGAAAATACCACGTTATTGATATATAAACGAATTTAGTTGGTAAGATTTTACAAGTAGGGTAGGGGAGAGCCGTTTAGCCCTCCTGCTTTGGAAGATATATCAGCGCTTTCGGCGATAAATCCGGTGTTCAATCATGACACCAATGATTTGTAACGGCATGTCAGCACTGCGCAAAACCGGATAGTCGGGGTTGAGCGGAACCAACTCAAAGTCGTTAATGCCAACCCCTAACGGACGATATTTCTTAAAAGTAGCTTCATGGCCGCCATTCTTGGCAACCACAAATTCCCCTGGAGTAGGGCATAGATCCGGGTCGATGATAACGATATCCCCTTCCTTAAATTCAGGCTGCATGCTGTCGCCATCTATGCGCAATGCAAAGCATGTTTCCGGGACATCCGAATCTGCCAGAACGTATTCGAAATCACCAGTAAGGTCTGTTACATCTCTTGCTTCTGTGAGTTCGCCGGCCTGGACATAGCTAAGTACCGGGATGCGGCGGGTGCTTATCTCCGCCAGGGGCATAATGTTTTTGCCATTCAAAAGCCAGTCCGGGCTGCACTTCAAAGCCTTAGCTAGGTCGAGAAGATTACGAGGTTTTCGGGTGCGTCCGCTTTCAATGGATTCAATGGACTGCTGGCTAACTCCCGCAGAGTTCGCGACCTCCACTTGGGTCATTCCTAATTCCAAACGGCGTGCTTTAAAACGGGCTGCGAGAGACATGTTGTGGTCCTTCTGGGGTTGAGTTATTGAGCGTCCTCTTATTAGATACAATTTTTGTTGTATTTGACAAACCTCGTTTGTTGTTGCTAAATACCACTAAAATTGTATGAGGTGATGACTATGACTCTGGCTACCCGATTAAAAGAGCGACGTAAAGAGCTCAAAATGACGCAGGTCATGCTGGCTGAGCTAACAGGGGTTAGTCAGCAGGCCATTAATAGGATTGAAAGCGGTGTAATTTCCCGCCCTCGCTATCTTCTTGAATTATCCGTTGCGCTTGATTGCGACCCCAACTGGTTGCTGCACGGCTCACAAAACGAGAAAAAGGCGTAACCCATGCCAGAGAAAAAGATCTGGGGGGCGACGCCTGACGAATGGTTCCACTTCGATCTGGTGCTGGGGCGTACTGACCAGCTGCTGCCGGTCGTGTGCAACCCGGGCGCCGCCATTTCCCCCGACAGTAAACTGAAAGCGCTGGGCAAGACGCCGAGCCGCTATAACCGTGACCGTCTGGTCACCGGCATTGCTCAGTGGACCGAGCATGTCGTTACTGAGCATGACTTTGCCCGCTGGTCGAACGAACCGGATTACGGTATCTGCGTACGGACGGGCCACGGCTGGCTGGCGCTGGACTGCGACAGCGAAGACAAAGACATCCAGGCCGATATTCGCAATACGCTGGTGCAGCTGCTTGGCGAACTGCCACCGCGTCGCTGGCGCGCCAACAGCAACAAATGTCTGTACCTGCTGGCCGTTGACGGTGATTTCCGTAAGCGCATCCACCGTCTGGCGGGCGATATGGGGATTATCGAGCTGCTGGCGAACGGGCAGCAGTTCGTTGCCTGCGGTACACACAGCAGCGGCGCGCGTATTGAATGGGACGGCGGTCTGCCGGACGAGCCCCCAGCCATAACTGCTGACCAGCTCGAAACGCTGTGGCAGCGACTGGCGGAACAGCTGCCTGTATCGGTTACCACCGAAGCGGGCAGCACGAAGATGCGCGACCGCTCAACCTTCACGCCCGGCGCCACGGACGATACAGCCGAATATCTCGACGCCAACGGCTGGACGCTGCTGGACGGCGCGAACGGCGAGCGGTACATCCGCTGCCCGTTCGAAGACGGCCACAGCACCGGCGGTGACCCGACGAGCACGGTTTACTTCCCGGGCGGTACCGCGGGCTTTGAGCAGGGGCATTTCAAGTGCCTGCACGCCAGCTGCGCGCACCGCGACGACGGCGATTTCCTTAATGCCATCGGGATCCGCAACGACGATTTCGAAGACCTGACCAGCACCGAAGTGGCCGAGCCGTTACCGCTGCCGGCGTTCGAGCGCGATAAGTGGGGCCGCATCGAGGCCACCATCAGCAACGCGGCGAAAGCCGTTGTGCGTCCTGACTTCGTGGACATCGATATTCGCTTTGACCAGTTCCGCGACGAAATCATGTTCGCCCAGGCAGGCTCCGGCCAGTGGCAGGCGTTCACCGATGCGGACTATGCACGCCTGCGTATCACGATGGAAAAGCGCGGCTTTAAACCTGTGGGCCGCGAGCTCATCCGCGACGTGGTGCTGCTGGCCGCTGACGAACAGCCTTTCGACTCGGCGACAACCTGGCTGAACGGGCTGGAGTGGGACGGCGTACCACGCATCGAAACTTTCTATCACACGCACTTCGGTACCGCCGACACGCCATATACCCGCGCGGTGTCCATGTACATGTGGACGGCGCTGGCGGGCAGGGTGCTGGAGCCCGGTGTCAAAGCCGATATGGTGCCGATCCTCGTCGGTCCTCAGGGCTGCGGTAAGTCTTCTGGTGTGGAGGCCTTATCACCCGACCCGGCGTTCTTCACCGAGATCTCATTCGCTGAGAAAGACGATGACCTTGCACGCAAGATGCGCGGGCGTCTGGTGGCGGAGATAGGCGAGTTGCGCGGCCTCAATACCAAAGAGCTGGAAAGCATCAAGGCATTCGTGACGCGTACGCATGAAAACTGGATCCCTAAATACAGGGAGTTCGCCACCCAGTTCCCGCGTCGCCTGGTGTTCGTCGGTACCACCAACGAGGACGAATTCCTCGCTGACAAGACCGGTAACCGTCGCTGGCTCCCCGTGGAGGTGTCAAAAGTCGACGTGAAAGCGATAAAAACCGACCTCCTTTTGCTGTGGGCTGAGGCCCGCGAGACGTTTAAGCGCCTCGGCGGTATCCAGTTCCGCGATGCTGAGCGCCTCGGTGCGAGTGTCCATGAGCAGTACACCATTAAGGACGCGTGGCTCGAAACGGTCGAAAAATGGCTCGACACGCCTGACCTGATGACTAACGACATTCCACGAAATTGCGAATTTTTACGCGCTAGCGACGTTTTGCGTGATGCGATTGGCTTAAACCCCAGCCACATCGGTAAACGCGAAGAAATGCGAATTAGCAATGTTTTGCAAAATTGCGGTTATAAGCGTGCCCAAAGGCGAATTGAGGGGAAAAAATGCAAGGTTTGGGAACCGCTGGAACCACGTGGAACCTCCTAAAAGCGAAGGTGGTTCCACCTCGCAGCCCTTGTGGCAAGCGGGGCGGAACTACTGGAACCACTGGAACCACCTTTCTATTAGAAACCCCATATATATATATAAGTCGATTGGGGGAAAGGTTAGAAAAAGGTGGTTCCAGGTGGGGGCAGGTGGTTCCACTCCGAATAAGTAACTTTTTGCATGTTGGGGTGTGCGATACACAAATCGGGACTGCGTTACCCACGCCCACGGAGAGGCGGACGCGGTTCCCTGAAAATTTTTTCGTAGCAAAACGTAGAGGTCAGAGCAATGCGTAATATTCAACAGGTTTTAGAACGCTGGGGTGGCTGGGCTGCTGATAGCAACACCGCGGTGAGCTGGGCTCCAATCGCCGCCGGGTTTAAAGGGCTGGTGGTCAGCAGTTCGTCCAGCAGGCTGAGTTGCTGCGATGACGACGGGCTGGTTATCGATGCCTGCGTCTGTCGCCTGCAGCAGATCCGCAAGCCCGAGGAACTGGACGTCATCATGCTGTACTACGTCTACGGGTTGACCAAGCGCGAGATAGGGCGCAGGGCTAAGGTTTCCGAACGCGAGGTCAGACGCCTGATGGCAATGGCTGAAGGCTTTATTGAGGGTTGTCTGTGCATGCTGGGGGTGCGTCTGCAGATGGATCCTGAGGTGGAAAAACAACGAATTGAAAAAAGTGTTAGTGCGGGCCGCAAAAAGTGCGCTACGCTGGTATGAGTTGAATTTCTGACCTCAACGAAGAGGCTCCCGCGAGGGGGCCTTTTTCTTACCCCGTTCAGGGGAAAAGTTAATAAAACAGGGCTTTCGCTGCGAAAAAACGCTATGCAATTTGCACCCTGTTTTATGCACGATTTATTCACTTGTTTTTGTCGGTTTCAGTCCGCTAAATCCGCGTAAATAAGCCGTTCGCCGCGAATATGGGGCGAGTGCTGTTTGGCTGGTGCGGGTAACGTACATTATGTTAAATCAGGCCGTTTTTTAACAAATTATGGGGGTTGGGATGGATGTGGCAATCATCTGCGCTTCAGGACCCTCTCTCACTATCGCGGACTGCGCTGCGGCATGCCGTTCTGGCCTCCCGGTCATCGCGGTTAACTCATCATGGCGTGCGGCACCGGGTTGTACTCACATCTACGCGGGTGACCTTCGCTGGTGGGATATTAACATCCCCGCACTACCTGATGGGCCTGAGCGCTGGACATGCAACCGCAGGGCGCACACCAGGCATGGTCTGAACCTGTTCCCGACTGATACCACTGGCACCTTCAATTCAGGGCAGAGGGCGATTCTGTTTGCCCACTGGCTGGGTGCAAAGCGCATCATCCTGCTGGGCTTCGACTGCTCCATCACAAATGGCAGCCACTGGCATGGGGACCACACCTGCCTGGACAACCCGACTGCGGCGAACGTGAAGCGCTGGCACGGTGAGTTTGCTCGCGTCGCGCAGCTGCTTCGCGGGAAGGTCAATATCGTCAACAGCAGCCGCCAGACGGCGCTTAACTGCTTTCGGCGTCAGTCACTCGACGAGGCGCTACGCGAGGCCACATGCTGAATGTACCCCTTTTCATTGAGGGCATGCTGGGGATGGGTGACAACATCTACCAGCGTGCTTTCGTCCGCCAGCTGCCAGCTGGCTCGTTTATCAAAACGCCCTGGCCGGAGCTGTACGAGGATTTACCCGTCTGCCCGGTGCGCAGCAACACGACGCTGAGAACTCAGCGGAAGAACGAGCACCGCACGCAATCGGTATTCCACCCGCTGCCAGATATGCGCCAGACAAAGCGCATTTTCTACGGGCCAGACCATCTGCGGCGCGGGTCGATATTCGACGCAATGCGCCAGCAGTTCGGCACGGAGCCAGCAGCGCTGGATCTCCCTTCCTTCGGCCCTGCGGAGTTTACGCACGAAAAGCCGATTGCGGTCATCCGCCCGGCCACCGTCCGATCAGAATGGCGCAGTGATTCGCGCAATCCGGACCCTGATTACCTGCTGAAGGCTTCCCGCATCCTGCGTAAGCATTTCTGCGTGATCAGCGTGGCCGATTTGCAGGACGGCGAGGAATGGGCCGTCGGCGAGCTGCCAGAAGCTGATCTGCGGCTTCATGGTGGTGAGCTTGGTTTCAAATCGCTGATGCGCCTTGTTGAGCATGCTGCTGTGGTGGTAACGCCTGTTGGCTGGGCGCTGCCCGCAGCGATTGCCTACAAAACACCTGTCTACGTTGTAGCGGGCGGGCGTGGCGGGCACAACGCCCCGGAAATCGTAACCGATCCGGCGATGGACCTTTCTCGTGTTGGCTGGGCAATTCCCGACAATTACTGCCGCTGTGAAGAGTGGGACCACCACTGTGACAAGCGGATCTCCAATTTCACTAACAAATTCGAGGCCTGGCTCCATGAAGTCGTTTTATCAGGAACTGGAACGCGGGCTGGTGTTTCTGCCTGAGCTGGGGATCGGTCGATATCCGGTACCGCCAGCTAGGCCGTATAACTCGCAATATTTTGCTAAGTATCAGGCTTATGCAGATACGGAGACCGGTCGTGCGCTCACGCAGGCGCGTATCGATCTTGTGGCGCGGCATTACAGCGGTCTGGTACTCGATGTGGGAATCGGGGCCGGACAGTTCGTGTCCACGCGAGCAGAAACGGTGGGCTACGACGTTAACCCTGCTGGGGTCTCCTGGCTGAAAGATAACGGATGTTTCGTTGACCTCTACGCTGAGGGGGCTCCGGCCCTGACATTCTGGGATAGCCTGGAGCACATCGACGACCCGGTTTGTGCAGTTCAGCAGGCCGGACAGTTCGTGTTTGTCTCTATCCCGATTTTCAAAGATGCCGAAGACATTCTGGCATCACACCACTACAAGAAAGACGAGCATATCTGGTACTTCACCGATGAGGGCTTGCGGCGCTGGTTTGCGGAGCAGGGCTTCGAATGTGTGGAGCACAACGAGATCGAGTGCGAGCTCGGGCGCAAAGGGGTTGGTACTTACGCTTTCAAGCGTTTCTGAGTTGACCCTCATTTTGCCCGCTTCGGCGGGCGCTTTTTTACATCACAGCACCCCGACCCCGGAGGTGTGGAATGCAACGTATGAACCCAACAAATGGACATGACCTGCCGTACTGGTGGTCAGCTGCTTTAGGGTTGTTCTCTTTGCTTAGCCTGCAGGATTACGTATTTATTATCGGTGCCCTCGTATCGGCGTTTTTCACGATAAAAACCTATTACGCAAAACGCAAAGAAGAGCGTGAGCGTATGGCAGAGGAAAGAAAAAGAACCCAGCTGCTGGCGAACTATCTATCTGATGTAGGTAAAAAACCCCACTCCGATCGTCCGGCTGCAGCCGAGGTTGTAACGGAGGCTATGCGGAGAATTTCCAGTGGCACAATTGAAACTGAGTAAGAAAAGCGGAGCGACCGGGATTGTTTGCTCAGTCGCTACGATTATCGCAATAGTGGTCAATGCGGGGCACGTTCGAACCAATGAACGTGGTCTGGAGCTAATCGGGAATGCAGAATCTTGTCGTCGTGACCCTTATGTTTGCCCCGCTGGCGTGCTCACCGATGGCATGGGAAACACCCACGGCGTTAAACCCGGCACAGTTAAAAACGACCAGCAGATCGCGGCTGAATGGGAAAAAAATATCCTCGATGCTGAATCCTGCGTTAACCGGTACGCCAACGGCAAAAATCTCAGCGACAATACCTTTTCTGCAGTAACGTCAATTACCTTTAATGTCGGGTGCCCAACGATGAAGCAGTCGACAATGTTTGCATTATTTCGCGAGCAGAAATCGGCGTGGCCATCAGCCTGTGACCAGTTCCCCCGCTGGGTGTATGCAGGGAAGACTATTCTCCCGGGCCTTGTTAAGCGGCGCGACGCAGAGAAACAGCTCTGTCTGGATGGGCTGAAATGATCACCCTGGCCGATATCAAAGCCTCATGGCGTCTGATACTGCTGGTGGCCGTCATTGCGGTAGTCGCCGTGCTGTGTGTCCTGCTGGCAAACAGCCGTTCTGACGTTGCTATGCTGAAGAGTGATAATGACGTTCTGCGCAGTGATAACACCCTACAGGGGACGGTTATCGCTGCACAGGCTTTCAACTTCAACCGGTTTAACCAGGTTGCCGAAAACGCCAGCCGATTAAACTCACTGATTGATGCCAGCTCCGATAAAACCGTTATCGAGTATCGGGAGATCCTCCGCCGTGAAAAAACCTGTGATCTGCCTGTTCCTGCTGATGTCGCTGGTGGGCTGCTCAGCTACGCGAACAGTTTACGTGCCAGCGCAATGCACGCCGATCCCAGGGGCGCTGACGCAGCCAGTGTTAGCGCCACTACCACCAGCGCGCTGACGTATTGCCAGGCTGTTCTCTGGATTAAGCCGCTGCTGGCCGCTATCGAAAAAGCGAATAACCAGCTGGCGGGCATCCGTCAAATCGAGCAGGACAGGCAATAGCATTACAGAAGCCCTTCACTGAGGGGCTTCGATAATGACATGACACATGGAAAATCAAATGACTAAGAAGCTGAAAGCGAAGCACGAGGTGTTTTGCCGCGAGTTTCTTGTCGATCTGAATGCCACCCAAGCCGTCATTCGTGCGGGGTACTCCGCTAAGCGAGCGCATGTTACTGGTGCTGAGCTTTACGGTAGACCAGAAATACGCGCCCGCATCAACGAGCTAAAGCAGGAACGTATCGACCAGTTGGGCATCGACGCGAATTATGTGCTGATGCGGCTGGTGGAGATCGACAAGCTCGATGTGGCCGACATCCTCGAAGACGATTTAAGCGTTAAGCCGCTCTCTGAGTGGCCGGAGTCCTGGCGTCGGTATCTTAGCGGGTTCAATCTCGCGGAAATGTTTGAGGGCCGTGGGGATGACCGAGAGATGGTTGGCATTCTCAAAAAGATTAAGTGGCCCGACAAGGTCAAAAACCTTGAGCTGCTTGGTCGCCACGTCTCTATTCAGGCGTTTAAAGACAACGTTAAGAGCGAGATAACCGGCGCTGATGGCGGTCCAGTCAGAACTGAAACAACCAACTTAACGCCAGAGCAAGCAGCAGAGGCGTATAAAAAAATGATGGGTTAGATATGCCTTTACCGTTTCCTTTTGATTTCAAAAAACCTGACTACGTGCAGGTTTTCGAATGGCGAATGGAGCGACTGGAGAGGATCCGCAAAGACCCCGCCATGCTGGCAACCCTGAAGCAGTTTTATCGTACCAATCCAGCCCAGTTCATCATTGACTGGGGTATGACGACCGACCCGCGTAACCTCGACTACGGCCTGCCGGTGACCATTCCGTTTTTGCTCTTCCCAAAACAGGAAGAGTGGATCCACTGGATTATGGAACGCTGGGGCAATCGGGAGAACGGGATAACGGAAAAATCCCGTGAAATGGGGCTCAGTTGGACGGCGATAGGAATGGCCTGCTCACTCTGTCTCTTCAACAAAGAGATGGTGATCGGTTTCGGCTCCCGTAAAGAGGAATATGTCGACAGTACTGGCGATCCTAAAGCGTTGCTCTGGAAAGCGAGAAAGTTTATCGAAACGCTGCCCGTTGAGTTTCGTGGTGGCTGGAATGAGAAGAAAGACTCACGGTTTATGCAGGTGGAGTTCCCGGAAACCGGGGCCATTATCAAAGGTGAGGCTGGCGATAACATTGGCCGTGGTGACCGTACCACACTTTATCTGGTGGATGAGTCTGCTTTCCTTCTGCGCCCGCAACTGATTGACGCAGCGCTGTCGCAAACGACCCGCTGCCGTATTGACCTCTCCTCCGTTAACGGGATGGGTAACCCTTTCGCTCAGAAACGCCACGGCGGCAAAATCCCCGTGTTTACATTCCATTGGCGCAGCGACCCTCGCAAGGACGATGAGTGGTACCGCAACGAATGCGATAAAATCGATAATCCGGTGGTCGTGGCACAAGAACTGGACCTGAATTATGCCGCATCGGCGGAAGGTGTCCTCATCCCCGCAGAATGGGTGCAGGCGGCTATTGATGCCCATATCAAACTGGGTATCAAACCGACAGGCAGACGCCAGGGGGCTCTGGATATTGCTGACGAGGGGCGGGATAAAAACTCTTATTCAGCCCGGTATGGTTTCCTGCTGGAGGATGTCCAGGAATGGTCTGGCAAGGGTAGCGATATCTTCTCTACCGTCGAGCGCGCTTTCGGGCTTTGCGATGCGGCTGCCGTCGAAGAACTACGTTTCGATGAAGATGGTCTCGGGGCTGGCGCGCGCGGTGATGCCCGCGTTATTAACGAACAGCGCAGAACAAATCGCCGCCCAGCTATTCTCGCAACGCCGTTCCGCGGTAGCGGAGCGGTGTTTGATCCAGATGGAGAAGCTGTACCGGGGGATAACGCCCGGACTGCTCGGCTGAATAAGGATTTCTTTGCAAATGCCAAAGCGCAGAGCTGGTGGCATTTACGCAAGCTGTTCCGCAACGTTTATCGCGCGGTGGTAGAGGGCAAACCCTACAACCCCGACGAAATAATCTCTCTTTCCAGCAGTATTTCCTGCCTGGACAAACTGGTCACTGAGCTGTCCCAGCCGACGTTCTCCATCAATGGAGTCGGCAAGATGGTGATTGATAAACAGCCTGACGGCACGAAGTCGCCGAACAATGCTGACTCAGTGATGATCAACTATGCGCCGATGAATGCGGCACTGAATATCTGGGAAAGACTCGGGAGACAGGCTTAATGGCGAAACAAAAGCAAGGCGGCCAGCGGAAAGCAGTAGCTACCGCTGACAGCATTGAGAACTTTGTCGCCCGGGTGGGTATGCAAGCACCTAACCAGCACGCAGCGTCAACGTATCGACCGAATTTTACCAGCCGCAACCGACTGCTGGTGGAGTGGGCGTATCGCTCGTCGTGGATTGTTGGCGAGGCGGTTGATGCCATACCGGACGACATGACCCGTAAGGGGATTCGCATCACCTCTGAAATTGATGCAAAAGACCGCGGCATTATCGAGTCACAGTTCGACGATTTGCAGTTGTGGGACGCGCTCAACGATGTGCTGAAGTGGTCACGTCTATACGGCGGTGCCGTGGGCTTCATCATGATTGAAGGTCAGGCGCCGATGACGCCGCTCAGGCTCGAGACCATCGGCAAAGGCAAGTTCAAAGGCATTCTGCCGCTCGACCGCTGGATGATTAACCCTGTGCTGACCCGTCGCATTAAAGAGATGGGGCCGGACCTGGGCAAACCTGAATTTTACGATGTGGTGACCACCGCGACAGGTATCCCTTCCTGGCGTATCCATCACAGTCGCTTGATTCGATTTGACGGCGTCACGCTACCTTTCCAGCAGAAAATGACCGAGAACGAATGGGGCATGTCCGTTGTGGAGCGTATCTGGGACCGGCTCACTATTTTTGATAGCGCGACTATGGGCGCCGGGCAGCTCGTCTATAAAGCTCACCTGCGTACCTACGGCGTGGACAAGCTCAGGGAACTGATTGCCTTCGGCGGCCCCGCTTACGATGCGCTGCTGAAGCAAATAGACCTGATTCGGCAGTTTCAGAGCAATGAGGGGATGACCCTCAAAGATAATGCTGACACCTTCGAAACCCATCAGTACAGTTTTGCGGGGCTGGATGACATCCTCGCGCAGTTTGCTGAACAAATCAGCGGTGCAGTGGGCATCCCTCTGGTGCGCCTGTTCGGGCAGTCACCGAAGGGGTTCTCCACTGGCGACGCCGATCTCGCGAATTATTACGACCGGGTGAGTTCGTTGCAGGAGCGCCGACTCCGGCAGCCGCTTCGTCGGGTGATCGACATCATCTACCGTTCAGAGCTTGAGCAAGCCCTACCGGATGATTTCACCTTCGAGTTTAACCCTCTCTGGCAGATGTCTGATGTGGACCGTTCAACTGTGGCCGTCAATACCACCACGGCAATAGTCAACGCGCTGGACGCTGGCCTGATGACGACGAAAGCCGCTATGACTGACCTGCGTGAGAACTCTGATGTAACAGGTATCGGTGCATCCATAACCGACGAGGATATCGAGAATGCCGAAGACGAAGCGCCTCCAGGCCTCGGCGAACTTGAAAACCCGAAGCCAGAACCGACAAGCGGAGATCCGATATCGAACCAACCTACGCAGGATAGCGCGGACGGTCGGCGACATCGTAAATGGCCGCTACGATGGTTCAAATGACAGCGTCACAGAAATTATGGATGCACTGGAACGTTATAGCGAAATCATAACGCCCTGGGCGACTAAAGTGGCGGAGTCATTCACCGCAGACCTCACCCGGCAGAACGACAAAGTGTGGCGGCAGCACAGCAAGAACATCAGTCGCGAGCTCCGCAATCTGGTGGAAAGCGCCCCGGTTGGCCAGGTGATGCAGTCCATCATCGCGGAGCAGGTGAAATACATCAAATCTCTGCCTCTCGAGGCCGCAGACAGGGTGTACGGCATCCAGAACAAAGCGATAGAGGCCGTGGTCACTGGCGGCCGGGCGGCGCAGTTCGCTAAAGAAATTGCATCCACTGGCGACGTTGCAAAGTCCAGGGCCGATCTGATTGCCCGAACGGAACTGGGAAGAGCAACTGGCGCGCTGGATATGACCCGAGCGATGGCTATTGGTTCTATCGGATATATCTGGCGAACGGCAGATGATGGCGATGTCAGACATTCGCATGCGGAGATGGAAGGCAAATTTGTTGAGTGGGGCAAGCCTCCAACGCTGGACGGCATGACCGGCCACGCGGGGGAGCTGCCAAACTGTCGCTGCTATAAAGAGATCGTGTTTGCTCGCGTTCCATTCGCAATGAAAAGGGCAGCATAACCCATGAAATACTTTTTTGAGACCAGGCTCGGGGAAACCCGATACCGCCTGGCGGATGGCTCATTGCTTTGCAAAGACGTGCCCGTAGCGCGAACCGGAAAGCAACTCTACGGCGCAGCCGATCTACCCAACCTTATTCCCGATGCCTTTGGCGAAATTGTTGTCAGTCGCTCGCCAGAGCATGTCTTCGCCCCGGCAACCCTGGCGTCTTTCGAGGGCATGAGTATCACCGTTCTCCACCCGGAGGACGAAAACGGCAATGTGCAGCTGGTCAACCCTGCGAACTGGAAAGAGCTCGCGGTGGGCCACCTGCAGAATGTTCGTCGTGGGACAGGTGAACAGTCCGATCTGATGATTGCCGACATCATTATCAAAGACGAATACGCCATTCAGATGGTCGAAGACGGCCTCCGACAGGTGTCGTGTGGTTACGACGCGGAGTACGAACAGACCGAGCCAGGTAAAGCCGAGCAGGTAGAAATTACAGGTAACCATGTGGCTCTTGTCCCCAAGGGCAGAGCCGGAAATCGTTGTGCAATTGGAGACAGAGACACAATGGCAAATCAAAAGAAAAACTGGTGGACACGCATGCGCGCTGCCATCAAAACCGGGGATGCCGACACCATGAACGAATTGGTGGAGTCGGCTCCAGCATCGGTTACAGGTGATGAAGGGGATTTGCCGCAGGGCGTAAATCTCAATATCAACCTGTCGCCACAACACCCTCTACCGGATAAAGATCCTGAAATGGGGGGCACGAAAACAGGAGATGGCGACGATGATGTCGTTACGCTGCTGAAAGCGCTGCTGGCTAAACTGAGCGCAGGTCCTACGGGCGACAATGATAATCCGGATGATAAAAAAGGTCCTACCGTCGACGGTGAAGACGACGAAGAGGAAGCCGTGATTACTGGCGACTCAGCGTATCGCGCCGAAGTTATTCTGCCAGGGGTCGATCTGAGTCGTAAGATGAAGCCTACAGCGTTCAAACGCGAAGTTTTGTCCACCGCCGACAAGAAGTTGGTTCGTCAGGTTGTCGGCGATGCCGATATTCGCAAGCTGCCGAAACAGTCGGTAGAAATGGCTTTCAATGCGGTTTCCGAGCTGGCAAAAGGCCGCAATACGCGCACCGCAACGGGCGATGCCTCCCGCGCTACGATCACCACTCCTAACATTTCCGACCTGAATAAAGCTAACGCTGATTTCTGGGCTAAAAAAGGATAATTCACGATGACTGCATATCTGTACCGGATGCCCGTAGGCATCGCCGGGGCGATTTCACGCCCTCAGGATCTGACCACCGAGCCGGTCATCCTAAAATCCGCTGACGCCTTCCCAGCCTATGGTCTGGCAGGCAAATACGATGCGGATGGTTATTTTGTCCCGCTTGATGACGGCGATACTGCTGACAAAGTGAAGGGCATTTATGTGCGTCCGTATCCAACGACCTCTACACCGGATATGGTCCGTCAGGTTGGCACCGACAAAAACTTCCCGGGTGATGCGCTGAAGCGCGGCTATATGACCATCAACCTGGGTAATGATGCGACCACCATTAAAAAAGGCGCTCCGGTGTACGTCGTGATTTCTCTCGACTCCACCATTGATGTGCCGCTTGGCGGTTTCTCAGCAGCGAACATCGCCGGAAAGACAGTAGCTCTTCCGAATGCTGAGTTCACCGGTGCTGGCGATGCCGACGGCAACGCTGAAATCTCCTGGAAGATTTAAGGAATAAATAACATGCCAATGATTACTTTTGACCAGGCGACGGTAGACGGCTCTGGTGCCTTTCTTGTCGGCGAACTGGAGCGTCTTGACCAGGGATTAAACCTGCCGCTGGTGGGATACACCTGGACCCGCGATATCCAGCTGCGTGAAGACGTCTCTATCGCAGATGACATTTCCAGCTGGACTAACACCAGCTTTGGCGCTGCCGGTACTGGTGCGAATCCGAACGGTAAAAACTGGGTTGGTAAAGACCCCACCGCCATTGCTGGGGTGAACGTCGATATCGGCAAAGACGGCAATCCGCTGAACCTGTGGGGTATGGAGCTGGGCTGGACCGTTATCGAGCTGAAAGCCGCTGAGCAGGTTGGTCGCCCAATCGATACTCAGAAATACGACGGTATGCAGCTGAAGTGGCAGATGGACAACGACGAGCAGGTTTACGTCGGAGATACCTCGCTGAATCTGAAAGGCCTGGCCACGCTGAACGGAGTTCCAGTAAACAACGCGGCGAAGACCTGGGCGACTTCCACACCGGATGAAATCCGTGCCAGCATTAACCAGGTGCTGTCGGATGCCTGGGCTGCCTCAGGCTATTCAATGGTACCCCGCGATTTGCTAATTCCGCCGGAGCAGTTTGCTCTGCTGTCCAGCATCATCGTGTCTTCAGCAGGTAACCAGTCCCTGCTTACTTACCTCCAGACCAACACCATTAGCTATCACCAGAATGGCGTTCCGCTGAACATCCGCGCGGTTAAGTGGCTGAAAGGTCGTGGTGTTGGTGGCAAGGATCGCATGGTTGCCTACACCAACGATAAGAAATACGTCCGCTATCCGCTGGTACCGCTGCAGAGCGTGCCTGTGCAGTACCGCGGTCTGTATCAGATTGTCACCTATTACGGCAAGCTGGGTGCAATCGAACCTGTGTATAAAGAAACGCTGTCCTACGTGGACGGTATCTGATAACCAGAATGGCCCCTTTTACGGGGCCTGAAGGACTTTCCAAATGGCAAAAGAAAAACTGGTTTCGATCCTTGTCCATACCCCTTTCAAGTTGACGCTGGCGGATGGCACGGCGACCGAATACACCAAAGGTCTCCACGACGTACCGGAAGAGCATGCCGGACATTGGTTTACCCAGGCTCATGCGGAGTTGACGGACCGGGTTAACGCTGACGATGGCGAAGATCTGCAGAAGCTTAAGGATGCACTGGCCCAACGTGATGAGCAACTTAAGGCGAACCAGGACACAATCGACGCCCTGAATATGCAGATTGAAGACCTTAACGCGCAACTGGCGGCATCGCTGATCGGCGGTGAAGGGGGCAAAAATGCCGAAAAACCAATCTCTGCCAACCGTAAGTGATTTTCGGCGTGACTTTCCCCAGTTTGCTGACCCCGTTAAATACCCTGAACCACAAATCCAGTTCCGTCTGAACCTAGCTGATATACAGCTGATTGGTGAAGGTACGACTGGAAAGCAGCTCTTTCCGTATTTTGCTGAGCTGTATGTCGCGCATTACATGGTGCTCTGGGCTGCTGATAGTCGGGCGATGCTCGCTGGCGGCCCGGGAGGTTCAACTAATGGGGTCCAGTCCTCTAAGTCAGTGGATAAGGTTAGTGTTAGTTATGACACTGGCGCGACGCTTAACCCTGATGCTGGGTTCTGGAATAACAGCCGTTACGGTGCAGAACTGTATCAGCTAATCACCATGTTTGGCGCAGGCGGTCGCCAGCTATGAAAAGCGGCGTAACGATTCGTGCCGATAATGCTCAGGCTATTCTGGATGCGCTCAAGTCGCTAACCAAAAAGGATGTGCTGGTCGGTATCCCTTCGGAAGACAGTGAGCGTGATGATGTTCCGTTTGGTAATGCCGGGATCGGCTATGTCAACGAATACGGCTCACCAGCACAAAACATCCCCCCACGACCGCACCTGGTCCCCGGCATTAAATCAGTAGAGGAACAGACGGTGCCGCAGCTCAAAGCAGCGGCGCAGGCTGCACTTGATGGTAATGCGGATGGAGCGGAAAGAGCCCTCAATCAGGCCGGCACACTGGCCGCTAACGGCGTCAGGCGTTACATGACCATTACCGGCTTTACACCGCTAGCTGATAGCACTGTTGAAGCCCGCGCTCGTCGTGGGCGGAAAGGGGCGAAAGCTGAGCTTGCCCGACGCGCTGCGGGTGAGCTACCCGGGACAGATCTGGTGAAACCGCTAATCGATACCGGGCAGTACCGCAGAGCCATTACCCATGTTGTGAGGGATAAAGATGCCGACTCTTGATGTAACAGACGTGCTTTTTGACCCCGATTTTTGCGACTTCAACCTGTGGGTAACGCGTCGCGCGCAAACGGTGGACGAAGACGGTATCGGCAGCGACAGCGAAGTTAAAACGCAGTTTGCCGGGGTTGTTACCGTTGACCGCTCTCTTGAAAACCGCCGCATGCAGGCCGGGCAGGTTATCAGCGGGGCGATTCTTATCGTGACGACTGAGCGACTCACGCAGGGGCAGACTGGCCGTGATGCCGATATCGTGACGTATCAGAACCGTGATTATCGTGTGACGTTCGTCGACCCGTATACCGCTTACGGTGCTGGCTTCGTCCAGGCACATTGCGAACTGTTGCCATTTGATGGGGGGACCCCCGTTGAGCAATAACACCAGCACAGAGCGCGGCTGGCTGACACCCACCAGCGGCGATCCTGATTATGACGAAGCGCTCGACAGGCTGTTAAGCCAGTGGATGCGCAACGTTTCCGGCTTGCCGGCTGGGATGGTTCGCCCGCGCTGGCAGAAAGATCAGCCGCCAATGTTGCCAGTTGAAACGAACTGGTGCGCGTTTGGCATCATCGAATGGCCCATTGATAACAGCCCCGCATTCACACAACAGACCGATACCGGAACACAGCTCTGGCGGCATGAGGATTTTGTCGCGATGGCGTCGTTCTACGGCCCGGGAGGAATGCAATTTGCTTCGCGATTCCGTGACGGAATATCGGTTGAGCAAAACAATGCCGAGCTGAACCAGTCGGATCTCTCACTCGTTAGCTATGGCGATATTGTCCCTTTCCCCGAGCTTATTAACCAACAGTGGGTGCGCCGTTACGACATGAAAGTGCGGCTGCGCCGGAAAGTGGTTCGAGAGTACAACATCCTGGCGCTGCAAGATGCGCCCGTTTCATTCTTCGGAGACTAAATTATGCCGCAGGGATTACCTGTATCGAACGTCGTTAATGTCGACGTGATCATTGGGCCGCGTGCGGCTACTGGTCGAAACTTTGGTTCGCTGCTCATTCTCGGGAGCTCAACGGTTATCCCGGTCGCTGAGCGCCTTCGCCTTTATTCTTCTGTAGAGGATATCGGCTCTGATTTCGGCGTGGATAGCCCGGAATATGAAGCCGCCACGGTGTATTTCTCACAGTCACCGAAGCCTCAGCAGGTGTATGTCGGCCGCTGGGCGAAAACGCTGGAATCGGCTGAAAGCGGATCGACGGAAACGCTGCTGCAGGCCGTGAACGCCGTTTTGAATTACACGAGCTGGTACGGTCTGGCCGTGGCAGACGATGAAGACATCGACGATGCCGACTGGCTGAGCGTGGCCGCCGCGATCGAGGCTTCCAGCCTCAGCCGTATTCTGGCGATTACCACTGCAGACCCGGCCTCAGTTGATGCGACATCGACTACCGATCTGGCTTACAAGCTGAAGGCTGCAAAATACGCTCGCACGTTTGTGCAGTATTCCACCAGCAGCAAGTACGCCGCGCTGTCGGCGTTTGGCCGCGCGTTTACCGTGAATTTCAACGGCAGCAACACAACTATTACCCTGAAGTTCAAACAGGAGCCGGGGATCACGTATGAAACCCTGACCACTAATCAGGCGGCGGCGCTGGATGCCAAAAACTGTAACGTCTACGTGTATTACGAGAACGATACGGCAATCCTTCAGCAGGGCGTCATGTCCAGCGGCGATTTCTTTGATGAGCGCCACGGGCTCGACTGGCTGCAGAACTACGTGCAGACCAACCTGTATAACCTGCTCTATACCAGCACAACCAAAGTCCCACAGACTGATGCGGGTGTGACGCGCCTCCTTTCCAATGTTGAGAAATCAATGGATCAGTCGGTAACGAACGGGCTGGTGGCGGCTGGTGTCTGGAACGGTGGCCCTATCGGACAGCTGGATTCCGGCGATACGCTGACAAAAGGCTATTACGTCTACGCGCAGCCGATTTCCGAGCAGGCGCAGGCTGACCGTGAAGCACGTAAGGCACCGGTTATTCAGGTGGCCTGTAAGCTGGCGGGGGCGGTTCATTTCGCTGATGTTCAGATCAACGTCGTTCGCTAAGGAGAACATGAATGGCTACGTATTCTTTTATGGACGTCACGGCGTCCCTTTCCGGCCCGACCGGTGAGATTGATCTGGGCTACGGTTCCGCCAGTTCAGAGGAGGGGATCACCGTTGCAATGGGCGGCCCCAAAAACACCATGACCATCGGTGCTGACGGCGAAGTGATGCACAGCCTGCACGCGGACAAAAGCGGCACGGTAACCGTCAACCTGCTGAAAACCTCGCCGACAAACAAAAAGCTGTCGCTGGCTTACAACGCGCAGAGTCAGTCCTCAGGCACCTGGGGAAACAACGTCATTGTGATCCGAAACAAGGTGAGCGGAGACATCATCACGGCGCGCAGCGTGGCGTTCCAGAAACAGCCGGATAACGCCAACGCTAAGGCCGGTAATACGATGCCCTGGGTGTTTGACTGCGGCAAAATCGACCAGGTACTCGGAGAGTTTTAACAGATGGAATGCTCAATCAAAGGCCACGATTATCGCGTGGCAAAACTCAGCGTTTTTGACCAGCTGAAAGTGACCCGTAAGCTGCTGCCGGTGCTGGCGGGCATGATGTCAGATTTCGGGAGCATTCGCTCCCTGCTGCCTGCTGATGGCAAAATCGACACCGTGAAATTCGATCAGCTGAAACCGGTATTTGAAACCCTGCTTCCGCGTATCGCTGAAGAACTGTCTTCCCTGACCGAAGAAGACACCAACGCGATTATTCATCCTTGCCTGGCCGTAGTATCACGTAAGCACATGGACGGATGGACGCCGGTATTTAACAGCGGTCAGCTGATGTTCGATGATATCGACCTGCTAACCATGCTGCAGCTGGTGGCGCGGGTGGTCGCCGATTCGCTGGGAAATTTTTTGCCCGTGAGCCCTACCAGCGCGACGGCGGACCAGCCTCAGGGCTAACCCTCAACAGCCTGCCTGACGGGCTTTCTTATCTCCTTGACCCGGTTGACGCCGGGTTAATCCCTTATTACGCGCTGAAGGATGGATCTGTCGATCTGTGCGATATCGCGCTGATGAATGACCACCTGGCCGTTAAGGCTGACAACCAGCGCCGTATAGAGAAATGGAGAGAGGATAATGAACGCTGAGACTATTAAAGATTTCCTCGTCTCGCTCGGTTTTGATATCGACGAAGCAGGCGCGGAAAAGTTCGATTCAGTCCTCGCCGGCACGACCGCAAACGCCATCAAAATGGGGCTGGCCGTCGAAGGTGCCGCGCTTACCGTAGTGGCCTTTACGGCTAAGATCGCCTCCGGGCTCGATAACCTCTACTGGGCGTCACAACGCACCGGCGCGACGGTTCAGGGGATTCAGTCTATTGGCTATGCGGTTTCGCAGGTGGGCGGTAGCGTGGACGCGGCGCGCTCCTCTCTGGAAAGCCTCTCCCGGTTTGTTCGTAACAATCCCGGCGCGGAAGGCTTCCTGAATCGCCTGGGCGTACAGACCCGTGACGCCAGCGGTAACATGCGCGACATGGCCGCTATCTTTACGGGTGTCGGTCAGAAGCTCAGCAGCATGCCGTATTACCGGGCTAACCAGTATGCGCAGATGCTGGGCATTGACGAAAATACCCTCATGGCGATGCGCCGGGGTGTAGGTGGTTTCTCCGGGCAGTACAGCGCGATGGCGAAGGCTATCGGCTTCAATGCTGACGAGGCGGCCAGAAGCTCCAACAAATTCATGACCTCCCTGCGCGAGTTCGGCGCGATGGCAGGCATGGCCCGTGACAAAATCGGCTCTAATCTTGCTGGTGGCCTGGCGGGTTCGCTGGACACGCTGCGCCGTCATATCCTGGATAACTTCCCGCGTATTGAGCAGACCCTGACGAAAGCCATAAAAGGCATTCTGGCGCTCGGGGACATTATCGGGCGGCTGTTCTTCAGGCTCATTGAGGGGACATCAGACCTTATTACCTGGTGGAAATCACTCGACAAGCAAACGCGGGAACTGATCTCGCTGTTTGGCGCGCTGACGATTGCGCTGCGCATTCTGAACAGCACGTTCTGGATGTCACCTGTCGGCCTCATTACCGCGCTGGCGGCAGGGATTGCCCTCCTTTGGGAGGATTATAAAACCTGGAAGGAAGGCGGCCAGAGCCTGATTGACTGGGGCAAGTGGAAACCGGAAGTCGACGCCGCGCTAAAAATGGTCCATGACCTGCAGGGGACCGTTAACGATCTGGCGAAAGCGCTGGCGAAGCTGCTCAATATTGACCCTAAATCATGGTCCCTGAAGTGGGATTTCAGCAACTTCATCGACCAGATGGGCGAGTTCAGCAGGATGCTGAATATGATCGCCGACCTGCTGAACGCCATTAAAGACGGTCGCTGGGCCGATGCGGCCAGTGTTGGCAGGCAGCTACTGAATCAGGGAAGCGATAATCCCTCAGCAATGCCGATGGTTACTGACAGCGCCAACGGTACCGCCGACTGGATTAAAGAGCACTGGGGATTCGATCCTCGCAGCGTGGGCCAAACGGTGCGCGGCTGGTTTGGTGATGATGAACCAGATCAGATTGGACAGGCTGCAAAGCGAGGCGAGCGTAACAATAACCCCGGCAACCTGAATTTTGCAGGGCAAGCGGGGGCTTCACTTGAACGCCCAGGCGGGCGGTTCGCCAGATTCGAGACCGCCTTTGATGGTTTGCGCGCTCTTTCGCGCCAGCTCGTGCTGTATGCCGGGAGAGGGATTAACAGCGTAGAGAAAATTATCTCTACCTGGGCGCCTGCTTCCGACAATAACAACACAGCAGCCTATATACAGGCGGTTTCCCAACGTCTGGGAGTAAATCCGCAGGCCGCTTTAAATATTAACGACCCACAAACGATGTCGGCATTAATGAGTAGCATTATTCACCATGAGAATGGGCGAAACATCTATTCGAAGGAGTTAATCGGAAAGGCTGCCGTCGCGGGAATTGGCGGGGCGAATGTGAACCAGCAAAACACCTACCACATTTACGGTGGTGGTGATCCTCGCTCTGTCGGTACCGAGGTCGAGCGTCGGCAACAGTCGGCCAACGCCCAGGTCATGCGCGGTAATCAAACGAAGGTGGGCTAATGGATATTCTCTCTACGCTCTTTCAGCAGCAGAGCCGGAAAATAGGGATGATTGTCCCCAGTGTGGTTGTTTCTGAGAAGCATACCGACACGCTGGAGATAACAGAGCACCCTGTCGAGGTCGGGGCCGCCATCTCTGACCATGCCTACAAAAAACCGTCTGAAGTGGTGATGGAGGTTGGTTTTGCTGGTGGCGGATCGTTGCTGGATTTTGCCAGTAACCTGACGGCTACCAGCCTGCTCGGTCTGAGCCCCCAGCAGACGTATCAGGAGATACTCGACCTGCAGGCGAGCCGTATTCCTTTCGATGTGGTGACCGGCAAACGCCTGTACAGCAACATGCTGATCCGCGCGCTGGAAGTGACGACCGACAAGACAACCGAAAACGTCCTGTCTGCTGTCCTCACCCTGAGGGAGGTTCTTATCTCGCAGACGCAGCAGATCACCGTCGCGGATAAAACCAACATGAAGGACGGGGCCAGCACCTCGGCGGTGCTCAACACTGGCACCAAAACCACTAAGCCGCCAAATACCTCACTGCTGCAGAGCATATCGAGTAACGCGGCGTCATTACTGGGGCTCGGCTAATGGCAATTCAGGAAATCCCGCTGACAGCGGATAACCAGCAGTTCAGCATCATCCTGGCGGGTATCACCTGGCGCATCAGCATCATATGGCGCGATCTGTACTGGATTATGGACCTGCAGAACGACAGAGGGGAACCGGTAATTTCCGGTATTCCTCTCGTCACAGGTGCTGACCTGCTGGCGCAGTACGCCTATATGGGGCTCGGCTTTAAGCTGGTGATGGTCTGCGATGACAGCACACAGGATTATCCGACGAAAACCGACCTGGGCGGCCGCAGTCATTTACTGGTATCAACGGAGTAAGCATGTCACAGAACTGGATGAGACATTTCGAGCTGCAGCTCGTGGACGAGAACGGGCAGGGGATCGAGCTCAGCGATTTTAAAGTGACCTTTACAATCGACTGGTTCAACATCAGCAGCGCGTCACGGGTGGGTACATTCAAAATCTACAACCTCTCGGCGGATACGGTGAACCGCATTACCGGGCAGGAGTTTTCGAAAGTGCGGCTGATTGCCGGTTATGACGGTATCGCGCCGGAGGTATCGGCCAGCGACGTCGGGACCGTGCGCGAAGTCGACGCGGCGGACGTGGGACAGAGCGACGGACGCAATTACGGGCTGATTTTCAGCGGTGAAATTCGCTACTCGGTTACAGGAAAGGACAGCCCCATCGATACCTATGTCCTGATTCAGGCCGCTGATACGGATCTGGCTTTTGCCACCAGTATAACCTCGCAGACGCTGGCGGCCGGTTACACGGTCGCTGATGTCAACCGCGCGCTGATGAAAGACTTCGAGGCCAAAGGCGCGACCGAAGGCCTGACGCCTGAAATGCCTGCTACAGTATTCCCACGCGGCCGGGTGCTGTTTGGCATGACACGACATCTTATGGATAACGTCGCCGGGCAATGCGGCGCAACATGGCAGTTTGTGGACGGCCAGCGCCAGATGGTGGCGAATAACGAGTATGTTCACGACGCGATTGTGCTCAACAGCGCCACCGGGCTTATCGGTATGCCGCAGCAGACCATCGGCAATGGCGTAAACGTCCGCGCGCTGATTAACCCGAATATCCGGGTTAACGGGCTCATTCAGCTGGATCAGGCTTCCGTGTATCGCACCGCGCTGTCGAACAACGATATCGCGATGGCCGGCGGGCAGATCACCGACCAGAACATAGACGGCAATATCACGCTTAGCGGCACCATGGCGCAGCCTGCCAGCATCGCAACGGATGGCGTTTATATTGTGCGCGGTATTATGTACACTGGCGACACAAGGGGCCCGGCGTGGTACATGGATATGATGTGCGAAGCGCGTGGCGCGGCGGATCTCCGTAGTCAGGGCGCAATGAATAGGTGGGGATAACGAGTGAATAGGCGTAACATTCTTTTGTTTCTGAGTTTATTTATTCCTCTGTCAGGAATCGCTGCACCGGGTAAGTATGAGAAAATGGCTGTTGATTTAATGGATCAGCAGAAATTTACTCAGTGGCAACATTATTCCTCGGCTGTTCCATTCTTCGCTATGAATGGACGCAGATTCGCTATGACCATTGATGACTTTGCCGACATCGTTAGCAACACCTTTCAAGAGTGTGAGGATTTGGATGCCTACACAAATCAAAAGGGTGCGACTGATAGTTGTAAGTCCTATGTTTATAAGGGAATTAAAGAATGGGTTACCCTTTCCAAAGATAGCTCTGTTAGCGATACCGCTTGGAAGATGGGGCAGAGATATGCTTACAACAGCCGAAATCCGATAGCACACAAGAATGTCTGGGATTTTAATGGAATGGCTGGAGGGATCCGCGTTGCAAAATCTCAAGGGTACTAACAGCATGGACGCGCCGAAAATCATCGGCTCTTTCCCATGTAAGAAAACGTCCGGCTAATCTTCGTGCTCAATATGATTATTAACCTCCGAAGGTATTAATTTCAGAAGGACTTATGAAAAAAATAGCTCTAGCATTTTCTCTGGTGTTTGTATCAGCATTCGCTCAAGCTAAGACTGTATCTGACTTCATAAATGAGCATCCTGAACTCGCAAAAAGCCCAACGATAAAAGCAGCCATTCAGCAGGGGGCGATGGGGAACGCGGGGATTGATGCTCTAAGTAATGGGTCATCCAATCAAACCCTCGGCAGTGATACTCAGAAGCTGTTAGCTGAAAATGGATATGAATATGCTCAGGCAGGTTTGAGAGACCTTGCCACTTCCATCTGTGGAGAAAATGGCTTGGCTGATGTTTATGGTCTGAGAAAAAAGGATTGCGATACAATTATAAAAGTTGACTCAGAAATAGAGTAATTAACAAATAATTCATGAGAACCCGCCACCCGGCGGGTTTTTTTTTGCTTTCTGGAGCCTACCAAATGGCAGTATCTGACCAGACCCGCAGCGGCAACCTTGCCGAAACATTCAAATCTGAGCGGGACACGACAAAAAACCAGATCCGCGTCGCTTTGCCTGGCATCGTTCAGTCATTCGATCCCGGCGCGGTGACGGCGGTTGTACAGCCCGCGGTCCGTTCGGTTGAAACCGATAACGACGGCAACCGCGTTACCAAAAATTACCCGCTGCTGGTGGATGTGCCGGTGATATTTCCGCGCGGCGGCGGCTGCACGTTAACTTTCCCGGTGAAAGCCGGCGATGAATGCCTGGTGATTTTCGCCGACCGCTGTATCGATTTCTGGTGGCAAAACGGCGGGGTACAGGAACCTGTCGATGACCGGGTGCATGATTTATCGGATGCGTTCTGTATCGTCGGGCCGCAGTCGCAGGCGCAGAAAATCAGCGGCATCAGCACCAGCGCGGTTGAACTGCGCAGCGACGATGGCGGAACCAAACTGAGCCTTAATCCTTTAAGTGGAGCGATAGCCGGTACCGCGCCGGGAGGTTTCAACCTCAACGGCCTGAAAATTCTGCCTGACGGCCGCCTGCAGCTGGTGGATGGATCAATCGTTGATAAGCATACGCATGGCGGCGTTGAAAGCGGCGGCAGCAATACAAAACCTCTGGGAGGGTAATTATGCGATACCGACGTGAGGACGACGACGACGGCGATTACACTTTTGGCAGCGGCGATGATACCTGGCTGATTAACTCACCGGAGGCTGTCGCGCAGGCTGTGAAAACGCGATTCGAATTGTGGTATGGGCAGTGGTTTCTCGACACCACAGAGGGGACACCGTGGATTCAGTCCGTACTCGGTAAGCAGAAGCCGGAAACCTACAACCTGGCGATCCGTAAGCGCATCCTCGAAACGCGGGGCGTTAAATCCATTCTCTCTTTCAATACGACAGTGAACACGACGACGCGCCGCGTCCAGTTCTTCGCTGAAATCGACACTATCTACGGAACAACGACAGTAACCAGCGAGGCATAAATGGCCCTCAATTTGGACACACTCGGCTTATCGGCAACGGTAACCGCTGAGGGGATCAGTGCGCCCGATTACCAGACGATACTCGATACCCTGACGAGCTATTTCCAGCAGATCTATGGCAGTGACGCTTATCTGGAGCCGGACAGCAAAGACGGCCAGATGGTGGCGCTGGTGGCGCTGGCAATTCACGATGCCAATAACACGGCCATTACTGTTTACAACTGCTTCTCACCTGCTACGGGTTACGGTGCAGCGCTGACCAGCAACGTGAAAATTAACGGTATCGCGCGCAAAGGGGCGACGAACTCCACCGTGGATCTGCTACTCACCGGCACCGCAGGGACAATCATCACGAACGGTACCGTGAAAGACACCAATAACGTGATCTGGCGTCTTCCTGCCTCGGTAGTGATTGGCGTAGACGGTACGGTGACGGCCACTGCCAGCTGCTCAAAAAGCGGCGCGGTCGCAGCGCTGGCGGGGACAATTACTACCATCAACACGCCGACCCGAGGCTGGACATCGGTAACAAACCCGGCAGCGGCCACCGTAGGCGCACCGGCAGAAACCGACGCAGAGCTGCGCATCAGGCAGGGGCAGAGCGTCGCGCTACCCTCTATCACGCCGTTTGAGGGCGTCGACGGTGCGATTGCTAACGTTGCTGGCGTGACACGTCACAAGCTCTACGAGAATGATACTGGCGCTACCGACAGTAACGGGCTGCCGCCACATTCTATCTCGGCCATCGTGGACGGCGGGGACGTGACCGACATTGCCCAGACTATCCGGGGTAATAAAGGGCAGGGAACGGCGACCTACGGGACGACCTCTGTCACGGTACCGGACACATACGGCAATCCACACGTGATCAGTTTTTCGCGCTCGACTGATGTCCCGATTTTCGGGCATATCACCCTGAAAGCCTTTACGGGCTACACGTCGCAAATTGGCGTACAGATTCAGCAGGCCGTCGCGGATTACATCAACGGGCTGACGATCGGTGATTCTGTTCTGCTGAGCCGCATTTACTCCCCGGCCAACCTCGGCGTGGTGAGTGGTGGCAGTGCACGCTATTACGACATTCAGGAGCTGCTGATTGGCAAATCTGCCGGAACGGTAGCGGCGGCGAATATCAATATCGCCTACAACGAATCAGCATCCTGTAAGCCGGAAAATATTGTCTTAACGGTGACGTCATGAGCAAGTACACAGACTTAATCACCAACTATCACGCCACCAGACCGAAATACTTTGATCACATCGACCTGAGCACCCGGCCGCTGATTGACATCACATCAGCCATCCGGGGGCTGGTTAGCGCGTTTGACATCGATACAGCTGTAGGCGTCCAGCTTGATACCCTCGGGCTCTGGATCGGACGCAGCCGTATAGTCAGCCAGCCGATAACGGGTGTTTATTTCAGCTGGGACACCGACGGGCTCGGATATGACCAGGGCGTATGGCAGGGGCCGTATGACCCCGATTCCGGGTATACGACGCTGAGTGACGACACCTATCGCATCATTCTGAAAGCAAAAATCGCTATCAACAACTGGGACGGCCGCAACGATTCTCTGCCGCCCATTCTTGACGCTGCGACAGAGGGATCCGGAATTAGGATGCAAATTGTCGACAATCAGGATATGACGATATCTGTATGGGTATTTCCTGAAACGGATATTAATGATGTTTCACTGGAACTTATTGCAGCAATTAGACAGGGGTACTTGACGATTAAGGCTGCCGGTGTGTGGGCAGGAAGTATAGAAACACCAGCAGTTGAAACACCTTCTGAAGGAAATAAATTCTTTGGATTCGACATGGAAAACGACTATTTCGCCGGGTTTGATTCCGGGGCGTGGGGAGAAATACTGTAATGGCTAAGAACGATTTTAAACCTTTTGCAACCGGCAACGGTGCGAATGTATTGACTCAGGCAGAATATGAGGCGCTCGCCGCATTAGCATCTGGCTTCACCTCTGGTAAGGCATCCTCTGCTCAAATTAACAAAGCGATTCGGCAGGCAACAGTTATTGCCAGTGTAATCGCTCAATTTACAGCAGACAACGGCGGAAGCGATGTTTTAGATAATGGAAATACGGCAGCTATTCTTGCAAGTTTTATCACAGCTCTTAATACTTCCGTAGGAAACTCACTGGGTTCTAACTTCCTGCGTAAGACTAATAACCTGTCTGATATTTCCAATGCTACAACATCACGACAAAACTTATCCGCTGCTAAGTCTGGGGTGAATAGTGATATCACTGCACTAAACGGACTTACAACTCCACTCACCGTGCCGCAAGGTGGAACCGGAGCAACAAGCGCAATTAATGCCAGGGCAAACCTCTATGCCGCACAACTGGGGGCCAACTCTGACATTACTTCACTGTCTGGACTTACAACAGCTTTATCGATTCCGCAAGGGGGGACCGGGGCGAAATCTGCGACTGATGCTCGTGCTAATCTTTTCGCTGCTCAGTTGGGAGCAAACTCCGATATTACCTCTCTAAAGGGGCTCACTACTGCTTTGTCGATTGACCAGGGCGGAACAGGAGCCAAAACAGCAGCGAACGCACGCAGTAATATTGGTGCTGCTGCTTCCGGTTCAAACTCAGACATCACAGCCATTAATGGCTTAACGACGGCACTATCCGTTCCGCAAGGTGGAACAGGATCTTCAAGTGCTGCAGGTGCCAGAGCAAATTTGTTTGCAGCACAGCTCGGTGCTAACTCAGATATCACGTCATTGTCTGGATTGACAACTGCCCTTTCAGTTACACAGGGAGGGACTGGGGCAAAAACAGCTACCGCTGCACGCGCAAACCTGTTTGCTGGTGGTATTCCCACCGCGCTGAACTCAGCTCAAGGCTGGTGGAAGTGTGCTGACACTGGACGTATTTTCCAGCATGGGAAAGTTGCAATTACCTCCGGCTCACAGCTTACCTTCCCGATAGCATTCCCCAATGCCTGCTTTGCGGTGATCATGACTGATAATGATGGCTATAAGGATGCAGGCCTGCTGGGTGCGACAACTACTTACGCATCATTCACCAGTGGTTCAGGCGGCACTGTCACTGTTGGTTATCTGGCAATTGGATATTAAGGAAAATTCAATGAGCAAAAATAGTAATTCTGAATCAGCAAGTTATTTTTACAGCGCATCCACCGGTGGTTTTTATCCTGTTAGCCTGAAAGTCGATTATGAAACAGCAGGCTCTTGGCCGGTTGATGCTGTTTCTGTTGAGGACGAAGACATGGTGGCTTTGCAGGCAGGACAATCCGCAGGTAAGCAGATTACGGCTAATGCTGAAGGGTATCCAGTTCTAACCGATCCTAAGCCTCTTACACCTGAACAACTTCAACAACAGGCAAAAATGCAACAAAGCGCACTGATGAATGCTGCAACAGATGCAATAGCGCCTTTGCAGGATGCAGTTGATTTGGATGAGGCTACGGAAGAGGAGCTTGCTCTTCTCAAGGAATGGAAGCAGTACCGAGTTACGTTAAACAGGCTTGATTTATCAACTGCACCGGATATCGATTGGCCTGTGACACCCGGCGAATAGTAAAGCGATCGGCGGTATTATTACCGCCTGTGAATTCAACTCAGAGCAGGACCACTATGCTTGCGTCGGATCAGTTTCACGCCTGGTTTTTCGATGTATAAATGACACACATAAGCCATTAATAACGAAAGTATAAGTATTATGAAAAAACTATTTGTGCCATTAAAATCCGGCATGTAATCCGTAAATAAGCGGTTCACAAACCAGTGACACAGGTAAAGAGAAAAAGATATATTCCCTAAAAACATTAGAGAATGAATGCTTTTTTGGAATGATGATAGTTCGTAGAAAAGGAACATAAGAGCGAATGGGATAGCCATGAAAATAAAACCACCGTAACCTAGTACGTTAGAGATATTTCCAGTGTATGGTTTGTAAATCCCAAACCACAGACCTACGTCATTGCAGAATATAGTGACTGATAAAATTGTGGATATCACGAAAAGAGCTCGCCACGCTATCACTGGAATTGTTGATTTTTGAAGGGATAAATACGCCTTGCATAGAATAATTCCTAATACAAACTCATAAATCATTGTACTGCTAACAATGTGCAATGCTTGTGAATACAATCCATTTCCATGAACGTTAACCGAAGCGGAGGAAGAAAGAGAAAACTCCCCATTAAAATGGTACTGCAAAGCTACAGGCAACGTAAGCAAAACAACGGACGCTATCTCCCCCCTAAATCGATTGGATAGCAGGGAACAAATAAGAAAAATGGCATAGAAATAAATCTCATAAGTTAATGTCCATGCCACGCCGACCATGCTAAAACCAAAGCCAGGCGCTGGAGCTTGATAATTGTGATGAAAAAGGAAAAATCCCCTTATGACTGATGTAAGGTCAAATTTAGTGAAGAATAAAAATGTAGATATTATGAATATAAACCAATAGAGAGGGAATATTCTGAATGCCCGCTTTATAATGAATTTCTTTGGGTTTAATTCGCTGCTATTTTTTGTGATGAAATAAATTATAAAACCACTGATAATAAAAAATATATCAACACCACCACGACCATTGTTAAAAATCGGTGCAATATTATCAGGTAGCCTTTCCTTTAGGTGGAATAGAACAACCATCAACGCAGCAATGCCACGCATATATTGCAAGCCCAAAATGGTACCATTCCTGTTACGCTGCCTTTCCATCATTCATTCCAAGCTGTTGTTTTATTGTTCAAATTTGAAAGATTCAGCGTATTTTAAAACAGGAATGGTTGTGTGGCTATTGCTAAAAGTGTGATCGGTCAATAAGATCTGTCTGTATTCTTTGGTCTTTTGTGACTGATTTTTAAGGCACGACACCAAAAGTCAGGACCTAAAGATGTGGACCCATGTTTCTGACCGTCGGGAACTCAGATACCAGCCACATATCAGACTCCTCGAACATCTCTTCCAGCATGCGGTTCAGCTTCTCCCGATCGTTTTTACTTGCATCGCTATTCAGGCCGTTCGCCTGCATCGGCTTCACCCTTACTTCGGCATCAGGGAAAATCTGGTGCACTCGCTTCGTCAGTTCTGCCAGGATAATCTCTCTGGCCCCTTCGAGCCCCTCTACATTGCGTTTGTCATAAACCAGTTCAACGAACAT